AGGCATGAAGCAAAGCCGAAAAGATCGAAACTCATAATCATCTGCACGTCGCCAGCACCTATGAAATTTCTAAGTTGTTGAAGAAAAAGGAAGATGATAAATGATAGGCTTCCGACAACTTCTAGAAAGAGTACGTAATAAAAAAGATTATGAATCCTTGACTAATCACTATAATCAAGTTAATAAATTAAATGATGAATTGACAAATCATTATACTTATAATAATGAAAAACATCATCATTCTTTAGATAAATATTCTGGAAAAGAATATAGAATAATAAATGGACATTTATGGAATGTCCACAACAAATCAGAAAATCTTCTTACTGCTACAGATAGAACAAATGCCGAGCATCATATTAAAAATATAGATGAGGCTATGAATGTTCATAAGACTCCTAAATCTTTTAGTGTGTATTCTTCTATAAGACACAATTTTAATCCAGAAGAAAACAAAGTATATCATCATCCTTCTTTCTTATCTACTTCTTTAAGTCGAGGTACAGCAAAATTCTTCGAAAAACCAAACGTTATTCATAAAGATACTGGTGCAGAATTTCATCATCATATGTTACATATTCATGTGCCAAAGGATCATCCGGGTGCTTTCTTAGAAAGTGTATCTCCCGGTGAAAAAGAATTCATTCTTCCTCGTGGTACAAACTTGAGACATAAGCATACTCACACATATTTAAAAAAAGGTAATAGTCCAGAAGAAAAGGATGCTTACTATCACGTTCATCATATGGATATAGTCAAATGATAGGCTTTCGAGAACTTGTTGAAAAAACACTGGATCATAATGATTATAATAATTTAATTAAAAAACATTATAATTCAAATGACAAAATATTAAATAAAGGTAAAATTAATGCTTTATCAAAAAATTTAGTAGATCAATACAATTTTACTAAACCAGAACATTTAGATGTTTTAAAACGATATACCGGAAATGAATTTAAACATATTAATGGTAATCTTTGGGATAAACATAAAAACCCTTCATCAGTACATAGTAGTGATTCACATACTGATGAAGACATTAAACATATGGATGAAGCTATGCAAGTTAATAAAACACCACACGCATTTAGTGTTTATTCAGGAATTAATCAGCACTTCAATCCAGAAGAAAATAAAATATATCATCATCCGGGTTTCATGTCTACTTCTTTAAGTAGAAGTGTAGCACATAGATTTATAAAATCTAATGAGATTGAAAACGATGATAGTTTAGAATTTCATCATCATATGTTACATATTCATGTTCCTAAAGGACATCCGGGTGCTTTTGTGGATGGGATTAGCGAGAACCAGAAAGAAAAAGAATTTATTCTTCCTCGCGGGACAAATCTTAAACATAAATTTACACATACTTATCTGAAGAAAGCTAAATCATTGGGAGATAGGGAAGCATATTATCACATTCATCATATGGATATAGTCAAATGAAATTATTAAGAGAAATTGTTAAACCATACGATAACTATCCTCATGTTGTCAATCCACAGAGAGACAGTCATCATGATAATATTCATATGTTACATCATAGATTATCACAACATTATGAATTTAAAGATAATGATCATTATAATTCTATTTACAGCTATACTGGAAGTGATTTTCATAGTATAAATGGTAGTTTATGGCAACACCATTTAAACAATGGTGAAGTTTCTAACTATGATAATATACATTTGTCTGATCATCAATTTCATCATACTATGAAACATCTTGATTCTGCATTGAAACTGCATAAAACTCCTACGGCATTTAGCGTCTATTCGGGAATTCAACATAATTTTAAACCAGAATTGAATAAAAATTACTATCATCCGGCTTATATGTCTACCTCATTACAAAGAAATACTGCTGCCGCTTCTTTTAATAAAAGACACGAACAAACATTACCTAATGGTGATTTCGAAGAACATACTAACACATTACATATTCGTGTACCTGAAGGTCATCCGGGTGCTTATGCTGCTCATATTGCAAAATATGGTTCTGAAAAAGAATTCATTCTTCCTCGTGGTACTATGTTACGACATAGAGGTACGACCACGTATGCAGGAGAACAACAAACAAGATATAATTATTTTATTAATAAATCTCAAAATAAACAATCATTCTTTCATTTTCATCATATGGACATCGTAAAATAAATAAAATAAAAGGAATCGTACATGGCTAAGTTATTAAGAGAAATATTAAAACCATCCGGTGAAGAACACGGAATAAGTCCAGATCAATTCAAATCTGATTTAAAAGGTAAAGAACCAGTCGATTATCATCATCTTCATGATGTTGCTCAGCAACATTTAACTGGCGATACGTCTCATATTGACAGCGGCATGTTAAAAAGTATATCTCGATATACACAAAATAGCAATCCGGGTTACAAAGAAATCAATGGATTCTTAAGAAATAATGCAAATTCTCCGCACGCCAAGGTTCATGCCGAAAATTTAACAAAAGCAATCGAAGGACATTCTTTACCTAATTCAACTTGGGGTTATAGAGGCATTCACGACGTTCATGCTGAAAATTTAAGAAAACTGAAAAGAGGTGACGTATTCCATAATGACGGAATAACATCAACAACCCTCGATCCAAATCGAGCCACACATTTTGCCAGAGGTCAGGATATCCTTGCTGTACACATGCCTAAAGGCCAAAAGGCGCTTTACTTGAGTCATCCTCACCTTAATAGTTGGTCTACCGAAAGAGAAATGGCTCTACCTCCAAAAACTTCATTCAAGTATAATGGAAGCGAACCTATCGAAGCTCATGAGCATGATTATACTGGTCATAGAACAGGGATCAAAAAAAAATTTACTTTACATCATGTTGAAATAATTCCTCATTCAAATAAAAGTATTGCGATAGATCGATAATGGCATTTAATCTAACATCTGGATTCAGAGGTAATTCTGCTCTTAAAAGAAAAGGCGAACAACTCGAATGGTCAGAAGAAAATATAGCCGAATTTATTAAATGTAGAGACGACATTTTTTATTTCATTAAAAATTACTTCAAGATTGTTTCTGGTGGTAAACTTATATCAATGCAACTTAGAGACTACCAAATTGACGTCATTCGTTCTATGGTCGAAAATAATCATACTCTAATGGTACAAAGTAGACAGTCTGGTAAGGCACTTGATCTTAATACTCCTATTCTTACCACTGAAGGTTTAAAAAAATTCAAAGATGTACATATTGGTGATGAAATTTATTCTGTTGATGGTAAAAAAACAAAAGTAATATTTGAAACTGAAACTATGTATAATCATAAATGTTATAAAATTAAATTCTCTCATGGAGAAGAAATTATTTGTGATGCTGATCATGTTTGGACCATAGATCATAAAGGTCAGAATAAGAATTTTACAAGTACAAAATTAAAAGATTATTTTGATAGAAGAATTAAACAAGATCAAAGTGTTAGAATAAAAATTGCAGAACCATTACAATTTGACGAAACTTCCCTTCTTATTGATCCTTATCTCTTAGGTTTATGGCTTGGAGACGGAACTAGTAAGTTAGGCTATATAACGTGTCATGTAGATGATTTAAATTTCTATGAAAATTATATAGATGTAGAAAAAATTAAAGAAGATAATAGACGACCAGATGTAAAAACTGTTAAAATACGAAATTTAATTTTCAAACTAAGAGAATTAAACCTTTTGAGTAATAAACGTATTCCTAAAGATTATATATTCAATAGTATAGAGAATAGATTAGCTTTAATTCAGGGACTAATGGATACAGATGGTTCAGTAAGCAATAAAGGTTCTTGTGAATTTTATCAGAAGAATATTCATATTATTGAACAATTTAGATTTATACTATCTAGTCTCGGAGTTAAATCTACACTTAGAAGTAAAATAATAAACAATGAAACTTATTACACTGTGGCCTTTTGTAACAGAAAATATGATTTTTTCAGATTGAAAAGAAAGTTAGATGTTCAAAAAGAAAGATTTATATCAGACCATCTGAAAAATAACTTCTTTTATATTAAAAGTATGGAAGAAACTGATACTGTTCCTGTTAAATGTATTCAGGTTGATAATCCTTCTCACTTGTTTTTGTGTGGCAACTCTTTAATTCCTACTCATAACACAGAAGCTATCAGAGCATTCGTATGCTGGTATATTATCTTTCATGACTATAAACTTGTAGGTATAGTAGCCAATAAAGAAAGTACTGCAAATGAAATTCTTTATAAGGTTCAAGAATCCTATAAGAATCTTCCTAAATGGTTACAACAGTCTGTAATAGAATTTAATAAGTCAAGTATAATTCTTGAAAATAATTCTCGTGTTCTTGCTTCTTCTACTTCTTCCGACTCAATGCGTGGTTTCTCTGCTAATATTCTAATCATAGACGAAGCGGCTCACGTAGATAATTGGGAAGAATTCTATAGTGCCGTTTATCCTATTATTTCTGCTGATCCTGATGGTAAAATTATCATGGCTTCAACTCCTAAAGGTTTGAATCACTTTTACGAGTTTTACATGGGTTCTACATTAAAAGAAAACACAAATGGATTTAAAGGATTTTTTGTGCCTTGGTGGCGTGTTCCCGGTCGTGACGAAGCATGGAAAATTAAAGAATTAGCTTCTATGAATAACAATATTCAAAGATTTGCACAAGAATATGACTGTGCCTTCGAAGGTAGCTCAGGAACACTTATTGCTGGTTGGGCTCTTAACTATTTAAAAGACAATACTCAAGAACCTAAATTTAAAGATGGACATTTAAGTATGTATGAATATCCAGTAAAAGAAGTTAAAGAATGGGTAACATCAAACAAGGAAGTAACACATCCTGCTCATAAGTACACTCTTGTAGCTGACGTGTCAAGAGGAAAAGACTTAGATTACTCAGCGTTTTCTATTTTCGATATAACTGAAATGCCTTACAAACAAGTTTGTACTTATCGAAATAATAAAATAGCACCTAGAGACTATGCTGATATTATACATAGAATAGCTCAACATTATAATGATGCTGTCGTTCTTGTAGAAATTAATGATATTGGTGAACAAATAGGAGATATTCTTATATATGATCTAGAATACGAAAACGTATTATGTACCGAGGCTGCTGGTAAGGCCGGTAAGAGAATTGTATTTTCTGCCAAGAAAGCCGATAAAGGAATTCGTACAAGTCCCGGTGTAAAACTTTCTGGCTGTCTTCTATTGAAGTTACTCGTCGAACAAAAGAAAATTCTAATTCCTGATTTAAACACAGTTAATGAATTATTAACATTTTCTAAAGTAAACAATACATATAAAGCAGAAAAAAATAAGTTTGATGATCTTGCTATGGGACTTGTTCTATTCGCTTGGCTATCTAATACTACATTCTTTAAAGATTTAACTGAAATTAATACTATAGGTGAATTAAGAGAAAAAACACTTGAAGAAATTAAACAAGAATTACTTCCTTTCGGATATATGGAACCGATAATTCCAGAAGTAGAGTATGAATTCTATCCTACCACAAGGAATATCCATATGGAATGGAATATCTTTAACCCTAGACAAAAAGCAACTATTGTTCCAAATTTTTAAAATAATAAATAAAAGAAAAAAGGAATTCTTATGGCTGCTCATAATATATTAACTGCACAACTTATTGCCAATACAACTCTACAACTTATTGATCCATCACAGGAACCTCGTGGAGACGTAAAACTAAATATTACAAATTTAGGTGCCAATACTGTCTACTATAATGGAGTGAATACAGGAACAGTATCTAATAGTGCGTCTATTAGAGCAACTGATCCTCCGTTAACATTATATACATCAGCAAATGTATATATATTCACTTCTACTGGAACCGCTAACGTTTCAATAAGCATGACTTTCTAAAAAGTGTTAATTTATAAATAAAAATAAAGAATAATATAATTAAGGAGTTAAAATGGCATTCAATTCAGTTTCACCCGGCGTCTACTCAAACGAAGTAGATTTATCAGTAGTAGCACCCTCAGTAGCAACTACAGTTGGTGCTATCGCTGGTATTTTCACATGGGGTCCACTATTCGTTCCTACATTAGTAACCTCAGAAAATCAGCTAGTACAAATCTTTGGAAAGCCTAACGCAAATAACTATGAAACATGGTTTTCTGCAAAGAACTTCTTGGATTATGGCGATCAGCTATTCGTTGTTCGTACATCACTTTTTGGTGCTGTAGCTGTTAACAGTACAGTAAACACTATGCCTAATGCTGCTATTACAGCCGTTGCTGCTGAAGTTCCTTGGACTTTCAACGCAAATCAGGCCCTTCTAGTAACAAATGCTACATACAATTCAACAACTTTCCAAAATTGGACAGAATCTGGTGGCCCTGCAACAGCAAGCGGTCTATTCGCTGCTGCTAAGTATCCCGGTGCTCTTGGTAACTCATTGAGAATTGGTGTTTGTGTTGATCCTATTCAGTATCATAACGCTGGTGTTGCACTAAGCGGAACAATTACTACTGGTAATTCTGCTGGCAATTCATATAACGGTACATTCTCAATCAAGACAAACTCAAATAAGTACGGTACATTCGTATTTACAGCTTCTAACGGTTCAAATATCGCTTTAGGTAATACTTTTGGTACTTCATTAGTAACAAGCACATTTGCTGTCGGTGACTATATCAAAGTAGGTACTGGTAATAGATTGAATCCATTTCAGACTCTACAGATTAATAATATTAGTTATGCAGCAACTAACTCAAGTGCTACTATTATATATGCTGGTTTTACCACACCATATCAGGGTGGTTCAAACTATTCATCAAACACACTTGAAAGATATTGGGAATTCTATAAGATTGCTCCTGCTCCTAATAACTCATTTATCACACCATATCAAGCAAATTCTGCTGCTCCTACCGTAAAAGATGCTATGAATATTGTTGTTGTTGATAATCTAGGTTATTTCACAGGAACACCTAATAACGTATTGGAAGTATGGACAGGATTGAGCCGTGCTACTGACTCAGTAGATTCTCAGAATAATTCAAATTACTACCAGACAGTAATTAATCAGGGTTCTGAGTATATTTACATCTTTAATGACTTGACTGAATTTATTTCAAATACTGCTGCAAATCTAACACAGCCATCACCATTGTCTCCACCTTATATTATGAGCTTCAAGTATGGTAGTGACGGTGACTCTGAAGGTAATGCTCCAATGTCAACATTGATCAATGGATGGCAGCTATTTCAGAATAAAGATTTGATCAACATTAATCTTGCTATCGCTGGTAAGGCTATTGGTTCAACTGGTACTGCTGGTGTAACTAATACTACATATAATAACTTTGGTTTAGCAGATTGGTTGATTAACAACATCGCTGAAAACAGAAAAGATTGCGTAGTATTCTTCTCACCAGACAAGTCAATTGTTGTAAATAACAATCTTGGTAACGATATTCCAACAGACTTGGTAAATTGGGCTTCATTACTAAGTGCATCTAACCGTGCATTTATGGACTGTAACTATAAGTATCAGTATGACCAGTATAACAACGTATACCGTTGGGTTCCTTTGAATGGTGATATCGCCGGTCTTTGTGTATACACAGACACAGTATCATATCCTTGGTTCTCTCCTGCTGGTTTCAATCGTGGTCAAATTCAGAATGTTACAAGACTAGCATGGAATCCCAGTCAAGGTGATCGTGACTACATCTATCCTTATGCTATCAACCCTGTAGTTACATTCCCCGGTCAGGGAACCTACCTATACGGTGATAAGACATTCACTCAAGAACCATCTGCATTCGACAGAATTAACGTTAGAAGAATGTTCTTGTATATTGAAAAGTCAATTAAGATTGCTGCTCAGTATACATTGTTCGAAATTAACGACGTATTCACTCAGAATCAGTTTATTAACATCGTTACACCATTACTTAAGGCTGTACAGGCTACACGCGGTATTACAGACTTCCAAGTAATTTGTAATGCTACAAATAATACTGCTCAAGTCGTAGATGCCGATCAGTTCCTATGTGCTGTATTGATTAAGCCTGCTCGTTCAATCAACTTCATCAATATTACATATTATGCTGTACCAGATGGCGTTGCATTCTCTACAGTAACAATCTAATAAATATAAAAAACTAAGGAGAAAAACAAATGGCATTTGCAACAATTGACAACTTCCTACAACAGGGATTACAGTATAACGGTGCTAGACCAAGCCGTTTTATGTGTAATCTCACACTACCTAATGTTGTTTCCGGTTATACCGGAGCATCAGAAAAGTTCACATATACATGTCGTGCAGCTTCTATTCCATCATTTGATGTTGGTGTAGTAAGTGTTGGCTACATGGGCCGTGTTCTTAAGTTCTCTGGTGATCGCGTTTGGAATAATTGGAAAACAACTGTTATCCTAGATCAAGACTATATTACAAGAACAATGTTTGAAGCTTGGAGCAATGGTATTGATGCGTTAGATCAAAACGTTATGGACCCAACAGCATCATATACAAATTATAAGGCAACTATGGACATTTATCATCTTGGTCAGGATGATTCAGTATTGGCTCAGTATACATTGACTGGTATTTGGCCATCAAGCGTCGGTCCTATTAGTCTATCATGGAATCAGACTAATGCTATTTCTGAATTCGACGTAGATTTCGCTTTCGACAATTGCAAGCTTTCTTCAGGAAATCAGATTTCAGGTCTTCCAGTTTACTCAGTATAATAATAAGAACAATAAAATACTAACAAACTTTAAAGGAGCTTCGGCTCCTTTTTTTATTCGAGTTTGAGTTTAAAATTATAAATAAACCAAAAGATATTATTATTTCTAAAGACGTAGTAAGAATTGCATGTTTAAATTCTAATAAAAAAATTAGAAATGGTAATAATTTGAAATATTTTTTAAAAACCGATATTGGTAAATCCTATAAAGAATTAGGATTTACCTTTGAAAAAAAGGATTAAGACAATTAGATTGTTCGGATTCGAGTTTAATCGTATCACACCAGATTATATAAAGCAAGATAAAGTAGCCAATGATGCTATTTCTTTCGTTGATAGAGACAGTGATTCTACAGCCGCAGTAATATATTCTACACCATTTGCTTCTGGCTCATTTGTCGATATGAATGGTAATATCAAGACCGAAGCAGAATTCATTACAAAATATAGAGAAATTTCTGGTCAGCCTGAAGTAGATGCTGCCATTGCAGAAATTGTTAATCAGGCCATTACTACTGATGAAGAATATGTTGTAAAAATAGATCTTGATAATGTACCATTAGAAGAAAATAGTAAGCTTATTATCAAAGAACAATTTGATGAAGTTCTTACACTCTTTGATTTCAATGCTAGTGCATACGACATTTTTAAAAGATGGTATATTGACGGTCGAATCTATTATCACGCTGTAATCGATCCTAAAGCTCCGCAAGAAGGTATTAAAGAATTAAGATATGTCGATCCTCGTAAGTTAAGAGAAATTAAAGAAGTACAAAATCAAAAACTTCCTGTAGGAATTTCAAATCAGGCCGCTGAAGTTCAAATTACAAAAAATGAATTTTATCTTTATAATGAAAAAGGATTTACATCTATTACCAAAGCTCCATATGGAATGAATGGTGATCTTTCAGGTGGAATTCGAATCTCTAAAGATTCTGTAATTCATGTTCCGTCAGGTTTAACAGATGAAAATGGTGCAATCGGACTTTCATATCTTCATAAGGCTATTAAGCCTACAAACGAACTAAGAACATTAGAAGATTCTTTAATTATATATCGTCTTTCTCGTTCTTCAGAAAGACGTGTTTGGAATGTTGATGTTGGAACGCTTCCTCCTTTAAAGGCTCAGCAATACCTTCAGTCTGTTATGAATCTCCAAAAAAATCGCTTGATTTATGACGCCACAACTGGTCAAGTCCGCGACGACCGAAAAATGATGACCATGACCGAAGACTTTTGGATTCCTAAGTGGGCCGATGGACGTGGAACGACCGTAGACGTGCTACAGGGCGGTCAAAATCTTGGTCAGATGGATGACGTGGTTTATTTCCAAAAGAAGCTGTATAACGCTCTAAACGTACCTGTAGACCGTCTTCTTTCAGACTCTCCTTTTAGTGACAACACTCAAGAAATCTCAAGAGCCGAAGTTAAATTTAATAAATTCATTGTTCGTTTAAGACAGCAATTTACACTCTTATTTACCAAGGCTCTCGAAAGACATATAGTTTTAAAAGGACTAATGTCTATTGAAGAATTTAAGTTAATCGAAAAGCTAATCAAGTATCATTTCGCCAGAGATACACATTGGGATGAATTGGTCGATCAGCAAGTTCTTACTGCAAGACTTAACACATTCATGCTATTAGAACAGTCACAAATTATAGGTAAATATTTCTCACATAAATGGGTAAGAAAGAATATCTTCCAGCAAACTGATGAAGATATTGTTCAGATGACACAAGAAATTATGGAAGAAATGCAAGACCCATTATACAATCCTCCCGAACCAGAGGGCGGAAGTGAGGATGATGGATCAGAAGACGACAGTAGTCAGGCAAATAATAAAGGCGATCCTGAAGATAAAGTAGATGGTGCTAAACACATTGTACAGGCTCTTACTAATGTCAAGAAGAAAAGTCCTAAAGATGAAAAAGACCTTAGAAAAGCAGCACAAGTAATTTCAAAGCATACGTAATACTTAAAAATAATAAATAAAAATAAGAATTTACTAGGAGAAAAAAATGACTGTAAAAGAAAATTGGAATCAAATCCCTCACGACGTAAAAGATTTAATTCTTTTTGCTGATAATGATAGAGATTTGGAAGATAGATCAAAAAGACCTATTCTTAATAATCTAGTTAAGAAGATGGAAAAGAAAGATTATAAGAAAGATGCTGCTCGTCAGCTTTGGAGCTATCATGCCGACAATGCTGCTAAGGCTTATCATTCAGCTTATGGTGATAAGAATCAACCTTGGCATAAGGCTTTTGATCCTGCTCAAAGAAAGCAAGCTGCCAATCATTGGGAAGAAAAGTATTACGATGAAATGAAGTCTGCTCTAGAATCAAGAAAAGGTCTAAGAGAAGATGTAGAATTTACAACAGTAGAAGAAAATAAGTATAAGAAACTTTTTGAAGCTATTCTCGATAAGAAACCTTTAATTATTTCTGAAGAATTTAATATTCTAGTCAAAGAAGCTTGTTTTGATCTTATCTCCGAAAAAAGAGAAGAAGTAAGACAGAAATTATTCGAAAGAAATCTTTCTTCACCTGTCGGTGCCGGTGGCAAAACTAATAACGTCCAGAGCGATCCAGACCAGATTAATCGAGTAGGAATTCCTATGAAAAAGAAATCTGCTGATGGCATGAAAGTTGGTGCTGGTAGTAAGTCTAACGCAATTCATGCAACAATTCATCCAAAAGACAATACTGGAATTCAATAATGTCAAAGAGCTTTGTAGAAATAGTAGAAGCTAAAAAAGAAAAACAACTCTTTATGATGGCCCCTAAGCCAGAAGGAGAACAAAATTTTGTTAAATTACAAAGAATTTCTTCTGTTTCTGACAAATTTCTTGACCCAAATAATGGTGTCTTTGACGTTGCAAAAAAAGTAAAAGAATTTGCTCGTAAACAAAATAGATTTGGCCGTAATGAAGACGAATCTGTAGCTGATTACGATAAGAGAGTCGAAGGAAGTCAGACTTCTGAAAGTGTATCATTATCTGACAGATATAGTAATGCTCACAAAAAGAAAACTATTAGAAGAATCTTTGACAAAGATGGCAAGTGGGTAGACACAGATTTCAATTCTCCGACTAATAATAAAGCAATTTCTAATTTTATTAATCGTGCAGCTACCAAAATAGCAAAGAATAAATTTGCTGTGGTCAAAGAATCTAACAAAGATAAACTTAATAGATACATTAAAGATATCGAACATTTAGAACATGAATTACAACATCTTGAAAAAGAAAATACTCAAGAAAAAAAGTCTTCAAAGAAAAAGGCTAAATAAATGAAACTGTTAATAGAACTACAAAATCATGATCCTGTCAAGACACTTTTTGAAGGTGAAGGTGCTAACAAAAAATTATATCTTGAAAGTAAATTTCTTGAATTCGACTCACCTAATAAAAACAAGAGAATTTATCGTTCAGAACATCATGATCATTCAGTTAAGCAATATATTGATGAAAAAGTCAAGGGCGGATCAGCATGGGGTGAAATTGATCATCCAGAAGGTCCAGTCGTTTCTTTAAAGAATACCTCACATAGATTAGTCGATATGTGGAAGGAAGGCTCTAACTGGTACGGTAAAGCTATTGTGGTGGATAACGCTAATGGTAATCTTGTCAAGGGTCTTATTGAATCTGGCGGATCAGTAGGTGTATCTTCTAGAGGAATGGGTAATTTAAAAGCCTTGGCAGAAGGCGGAATCATGGAAGTTCAACCCGGCTATAAGCTTATTACTGCTGGCGACCTTGTATCCGATCCTTCAGCACATGGAGCATTCGTTAAAGGTATTCTTGAAAACGTAGAGTATTTCTATGACGAAAGTAATGGAGCATGGATTCCAGAACATATTTCAAACGTAAAGAAAAAACTTCACAAGATGACTTTGCAACAAATTGAAGAAGTAAAAGTGAATATTTTCAACAATTTCTTATCTGAATTAAGAAAAAACGTTTAAATAATAAATAAAATTAGAAAACATTTAGGAGAACATAATGAGTAAGAAAACAGCTTTAGTTATTGTAAACAAGAATGATAATCAAACTGGCATCGTAAAACCAGTTGATGACAATATTGTTACTATTGAATGGGAAAACAATGAAAACGAAACTTTAACAACAGAAGACTTCGACGCACTTATTGCTGGTGAAGAATATGTTCTTGAAGAAGTTGAGTTAGATGAAGATGAAAGTCCCGCTCAAGGCACAATTAAAGCACATGGAAGTGCAGATGTTGCACCCGGATCAGAAGGTGATGGTAATCCAAAGACTCGTCTAGACATGATTAGAGCTATTCTAGGTGGTCTTGCAGACGTAGACACACAGACCCTTACAAAGTATTTCAACGATCAACAGGCATTAGTAGGCGGTGAAGCCGCTCGTGCAGGCATTGGTGACAATGCAGCCAAGAATGCAGCCTCAATTCAGATGCATCCATCCGCAGCTATGGAATCAGTTATTCCTAAGCTACAAAAGAACGAACAGGACGCCATCTTTGCAGAATCAACATTAACAGAAGATGCAAAGAAGAAGATGACAACACTTTTCGAAACTGCTGTTATTTCTCGTGTTACAGAAGAAGCTGTTAAACTTCAAGAAACATATGAAACAAAGTTAGACGAAACAATTACTTCACTTACAGAAAGTTTGATCGAACAGATTGACACATATGTCACTCACGTTGCATCAGAATGGGTTAAGGAAAATGAAGTAGCTATCGAATCTTCACTTCGTAACGAACTTGTTTCAGAATTTCTAGAAAAACTTCATGGTCTATTCGTAGAAAATTATATTGATGTTCCTGAAGAAAAGGTAAGCGTAATTGAAAAGCTTGTCAAGGAAAATGAAGAATTAAACGCAACTCTTAACAAGAAAATTAACGAAGATATCGAAACACAAAAGTTGATTAAAACATTTAAGAAGAACGAAATTATTAATACATTTTCTGAAGGCTTAACCCTTCCTCAGAAGGATAAGTTGAAGAAACTTTCTGAAACAATTGAATTCGAAACTGAAGAATCCTTCAAAGAAAAATTAGCAATTGTCAAGGAAGGTTTTGTCAGAGAAAAGAATAATGATTCAAATATTGTTTCAGAATCTCTTGTATCAGAAACACCAACAAAGACTACAAATTCTGAAGATGTAAGAATCAACAGAATGGCCGAAGTACTTAAAAACGCTAAACTTTAATATTTTATAAATAAAAATAAAGAATAACAAGGAGAAATAAAAACATGGTAACTTCAAGAAAGCAATTAATCGAAAACTGGAAGCCAGTTCTAGAATCACCTTTAGTTAATCGTCCTGATACAACTAAGGATGGTGTTATGGCTCAGGTGTTGCAGAACAGCTTAGACAATGGCGTATTTGCTGAAGCAAAACGAATTAAGGCTGAATACGGTCTATTGACCGAAGAATTCCCAACAAACAACATGGGTACTTCATCATCAACATCTGGTTCAGGTAATATTGATACTTTCGATCCTATTTTGATTTCTCTCGTAAGACGTACTCTACCTAATCTTGTAGCATATGATCTTTGCGGTGTCCAGCCTATGACTGGTCCAACTGGATTGATTTTCGCTCTACGTAGCCGTTACGGCAACATGACAGGTAATGAAAACTTCTATAATGAAGTTAATACTGGATTCTCAAGTTGGCCCGGTGCTAACATGACTTCAAACGGTACAGGTTCTACCATTTCTGGTGGTTATGCAAATAACACAGTTCCCGGTGGTGCTAATGGTAACTTGGGTGGTCTTCCCGGTATTTCTAACAACGCTGGTAATAGCACATATAACTTTGCTGGTGGTATGACAATAGCCGGTGCTGAAGGTCTTGGATACGGTAACTCAGTATTCCCTGAAATGGCTCTAAGCATTGAAAAGACAACTGTTACTGCTAAAGAACGTGCTTTGAAGGCAGAATACTCAATCGAAATCGCACAGGACTTGAAGGCAATCCACGGTCTTGACGCTGAAGCAGAATTGACAAATATTCTTTCTACAGAAATTCTTGCAGAAATTAATCGTGAAGTTATTCGTACAATCGTTGTTACTGCTAAGGTAGGTTGTCAGTCTGGTACTACAACTGTTGGTCAGTTCGACCTTGACGCAGACTCAGACGGTCGTTGGTTAGTTGAAAAGTTTAAGGGTCTTCTATTCCGTATCGACCTTGAAGCTAACGCTATCGCAAAGAATACTCGTCGTGGTAAGGGTAATATCGTATTGTGTTCTTCTAACGTTGCATCTGCTCTAGTAGCTGCTGGCGTTCTACAGTTCACACCACGTCTAGACGGTAATGATCTACAGATCGACGACACTGGTAATACATTTGCCGGTATTCTAAACGGTCGTTACAAGGTTTATATTGACCCATATGCAACTGGTGATTATCTTGTAGTAGGTTATAAGGGTACATCTGCATTCGATGCTGGTATCTTCTACTGTCCTTATATTCCATTGCAGCTATTGAAGGCAATTGATCCTAACACAATGCAGCCTAAGATTGGATTCAAGACTCGTTATGGTATTGTGGCTAACCCATTCGCACAGGGTCTAACAGTCGGTCAGGGTGCTATCCTACAGGATTCTAACGTATTCTACAACCGTACTATCATACAAAATCTTATGTAAAATACAAACTTTTTATGTGGATTACTTAATAAAAAGTTTGTAATCCACATAAAATTTACTTTACAAACAATAAATACTCCTGTATAATTCAAAATTTACAGGAGTATTATTTTGTCTAAAATTAAAAAAGAAAAATATGGATTTGTTTACATATGGTCTGATCGTAAACATAAGCGTTATAATCAATTTTCTAATTAAGTTCTGCTATAAGTTCTGCTATAAGTTCTGCTATAAGTTCTGCTCCGAGAAACATAAAAAATCCTATTCCGCAAATCCAAGGATTTGCATTCATAAAAAGACATCCGCCTGCGAATGATAGCCCTGTAACTGATAATGTCATAGTTTATCCAAATAACAGGCTACAGCTAACACAGACACTCCAATGAACCAAAATGTAGTGAATGTAGGGTTATCACCACTAATCGTTCCACCCATATAAGCAAGGGTATAGCCATCCAGTTTAAAGCTGGTCTTACATTTTCCCATTCAAAAAATGCTTTAAAAAATTTATTCATAGTAAATTCTCCATTGCGATCCACATGTTGTAATTAGTATTGCTGAAAAGCTGTTGATAGTCAAACATTTCTTTTCGATACATATCCAACATACGAGGGTTAAATTCTTTGCAATTTTGAATATTAGCCATACGGTCGGCCATCTTCAAAGGGACTGCCTTTGGATAAGCCTGAAG